CACATAGTCACAGGGTACAGGACTACCGAGGCGTGCAACGATGATGCTTGCAACAGGGGGGGGCAATGGGGGAAATGGCGTGTGGTTGAGGGTGGGGGTCCCAACCTGCGTATAAATTTTTGCAATTTCCAGCCAGGGAAGACAGTACCCAGACACTTTTTTTGAGAAAATGGCTGGTATTAACTTTAATCATTATCAACGACTTACGTCAATCCAGACGGAAAAGACACTTTTTTATACCTATTGTAAAAAATAAAACTGCAAGGGGGTAAAATAAGTGTCATAAGTGTCTGGATCTTCGTAAACCCTTTATAATCATATATGTTAACACCAGACACCTATAGTAAAACTGCTGTCTAGTAGGTGTCATAAGTGTCTGGATTCTTCTTGACATTGTGTCTCAAGTAATACATAGATTACACAGTGGCAGATAAAAGAACTAACGCAGCAGGCGTCCCTAAACAAGTTACTAAGCAACAAGCAGCTAAACGATCACGCTGTCATCGTAAGCGTATGAAAGCAGAGGATGACATGAAGCAAGCCCAGAAGGATCTGTCTAAAGTAGAGAACGAACTTGCTATAAAGCAACAGTTCCTTGAAACAATGGCAAAAGCACCAACGCCAGCTGAGCAACGCAAAGCATTACTGGCTATGTTTGCCGAACGTGGGATCAACCCTATCGAGGAGCTAATGACATACACTGAAGATCCAGATGTAGCAAAGCGAGACAAGATTGCCATATGGAAGGAGCTTGCCAGCTTCACCCAACCTAAGCTTAAGAGTGTCGATGTACAGGGCACATTGTCAGGTGAGATGAAAATTATGTCTGTAGATTTTTCTAAAGTCGCTAAGTCTGACCTTGCCAAACCTGTGGAAGAGGTCATAGTAGAAGAAAGCTATGAAGAATTTTTAAGCGAAGAAGAAAAAGATGGCGATAACTGAGGATCATGATGAACTGTTTGATAGAGTCCGAGGGAATCTCGGAGAACACTTCAGTAACTATATGTTCATCGTAATGGATGACGATGGCGATTTATTTTATGACTATTCAAATTTCAGAGTTGGTAGAATGCTCATCAAAGAAACACATGAAGACATGGAGGGTAGAACTGACGCCCTAGATGTGATCTGGGATTCAGAGCAGGAAGTAGACGAAGAAGAAGAATGACACAAGTACAAGTTCCAGCACAGGGATGGGAGCCTAGAGACTATCAGCTACCACTCCTCAAGTACATGACTCAAGACAAGAAAGGGCTTAGAGCCGTTGTCGCATGGCATCGTCGTGCAGGTAAGGATCTTACTTGTGTGAACATCGTAGCCATTAAAGCACTACAGCGTGTAGGTACATACTGGTACGTCTTGCCCTATGGTAATCAGGCACGTCGTATTGTTTGGAATGGTATGACAGGTGAAGGTAAGAAGTTCATTGATTACTTTCCTAAAGAGCTAGTCGAGCGGAAGAGCGAACAAGAGATGCGGATTCACCTCAAGAATGGTAGCATTATACAGCTCATGGGTTCTGATGACCCTGATAAGATGGTTGGAGCCAACCCTGTTGGTTGTGTCTTTTCGGAGTACAGTATTTCTGATCCGTCTGCGTGGCAGTTGATCAATCCTATCCTAGCAGAGAATGGTGGGTGGGCGTTGTTTAATGGTACGCCTAGAGGTGAGAATCACTTTTATAAGATGTTGTTGAAAGCACAGTCTGATGGTATGTGGTACAGTAGCCACCTATCTGTAAAAGACACAAAGGCGATTTCGCCAGAGGATTTACGCAAAGCTAGAGATGAACTAAATAATGAGGCACGCTTCCAATCTGAATACATGTGTTCGTTTAAGACACCAGTTGAAGGAAGTTACTATGGTTCATACATATCACAGGCATACAGACAAAAGAGAATGTTAGATACTATCTCGCCTGAGCCATTACTCCCAGTGCACACAGCGTGGGATCTTGGTATGGATGACGCCACAACTATATGGTTCTTCCAACTATATAATAATGAGATACGCCTTGTCCACTATTATGAGAATAGTGGGGAGGGTTTACCTCACTATGCTAGAGAGCTAAACAGGTACGCAGTCATGACTGATACTATGTATGGTAAACATTATGCCCCACATGATATTAAAGTAAGAGAGTTGGGTACAGGTAAGAGTAGGTTAGAGATAGCTAGATCTATGGGATTAAGGTTTACAACTGTTAAGAAGTTACCGATTATAGATGGTATCGACGCAGTGAGAGCACTACTACCGAGGTGTTGGTTCAGTAAGTCAGGGTGTGCTAGAGGGATAGAAGCACTTAAAGGCTACCACAAGGAGTGGGATTCTAGTAGACAAGTATTTAGAAAAACTCCTGTTCATGATTCTAATTCACACGGAGCAGATGCTTTCCGTACTATGGCAATTGGATTACGAACACCCAAGTTAGAAAAAGAAAACAAAAAACGAAACACATATGACGTTACATCCGTTAGCTGGTGAGTTGTCACTAGTAGATGAAGCAGTAGTTCGATACCATTCTAAAGGATGGAAGTTCGTAGATTTATTAGACGAGCACCTAAACTATAGAGCACCAGACGAACGCTATATATTTAGTGGACCTAATTATTTATTACTTGGTGAAGCTAGAGAAGATGATGAAGGTAGGTTCTGGTTAATTAATTATGCAGCAGTTAGAGAAGGAACTCCAATGGGTATCTTCTTTAAATTCGCACCATATAAACTTGACAGAGTTGCATTTTCACGATATCGACATATATCTAAAGATAAACCAGAAATATATAAATTTTACAAATGGGAAAGACTATATGAGAGCACCAAAAATACCACCACCTCCTCCACCGCCACCGCCACCTCCTCCACCACCTCCGCCTCCAGCACCAGCTCCGAAGCAGGCAGTGAAGCAAGCGTCGCAGAAAAGCCAGACAGTGTCTCCTTCTAGAATCACAGGAATGTCACAGGCAGTTAAAGCTAGGACTAAGGTCAAAGCTAAATCTATGGGTTACGGCTCTAAAATTAAGTAATGCATTTTAAGCAACGATACGAAGAGTTAAAGATATTAAGATCTAATCTTGACACTATGTTTATGGATGCACAGAAGTTTGTGCGTCCTAACTCCAATGAGTTTGATCACGGTCACTCTTCAAATAAAAAGGATGACTCTCGTGAGATTTACGACGACACAGCTGTGTGGTGTAATCAAATGTTTGCTAATGGACTTGCGTCTAACTTAATACCTAAATCTGATCGTTGGATGTTCTTAAGAGTTAAGGACAGAGCAACCAAAAATCTTAACAATAATGAATTAGCGTATCTTCAAGCAGTATCCGATAGAATACTACATGAGTTTTCGTTACCACAATCACAGTTCTACTCTGCATCGCATGAGTGTTTCTTAGATATTGGAGCATATGGTACATCACCTGTTCAAGTATCTTACGTTGATGGTACAGTTAACTTTAGAGCTAGACCTTTATCAGATGTGTTCTTTGATACAAATCAACACGGACAAGTAGATACAGCATACTATCGTTGTTATAAATCAGCTCGTCAGTTAATGCAGATGTTCCCAGGTATTGAGGAAATGCAGGGATTCAACGCAAAGAAATCAATACATAATAAGTATGAGTTGGTTTACACTGTGTGTCCTAGTGCTGACAAGCATGCTAAGAAAGGTGGACGTATAGGAGCAGAGCGTCCTTACACAGTTACTTATTGGTCTCCACAATTAAAAGAACCCATCCAAGAAGATGGTATAAGTTACTTTCCTTTCCTAATACCTCGTTGGTCTAAGTTAGCTGATGAAGTATATGGACGTGGTCCAGCATTTACATGCTTATCACAAATTAGAGTTTTAAATAAATTAGTGAAAGAAGTATTGATCTCATCAGAGTATCTTAACTTCCCTACACTTACAGCAGAAGAAGATAGTATCATGCTTCCTATGAAGTATGGATCTAGACAAGTTATGTTCCACGAGCCAGGTAGTAATCCTCCTGCTCCTATCATGGCAGGTAACCAACCTCAGTTTATGATGGACATGATTCGTATGCACAGAGAGACAATCAATCGTTCATTCTTTGTTGATCAGATTATCAGACAAGAAAAGAAAGAGCGTCAGTCTGTGTTAGAGATTCAAGACACAAGAGGGCAGATGTTAAATCAGTTAGCACCATTACTTAACAGAATGGAGTCTGAGTATCTTGGACCAGCAATTGAGATAACATATGAGTTGTTAGAAAGAAACAACCAATTACCACAAGCACCTGAAACACTATCTGATGCTGAGTTAGAAATTTCATACACAAGTCCTGCATCGCAATCACAATTTGCTTCAAGACTTACAGATTTAAGTTCTTTCCTAAGAGATATCACACCGCTTGCTCAAGTCAAACCTGAAATTATGCAAGCAATTGATGAGCGTGAGTTGTTCGAAGACTACGCAAGATATCGAAACATTTCACCAACAGTAATCAAATCACAAGAAGTATTACAAGGAGAAAGAGACGCTCAAGCTGAACAACAGCAAATGATGTCAGCAGCTCAAGCAGCACCACAAGTAGCAGGAGCTATGAAAGATGTTGCACAAGCTAGAGCCACTGATCCAGAAGGCGTAGGACAATTACTTAATCTTTAATGAAATTCAGAAACCTTGACCAACTTAAGGAGAGGGTTAAGTTGCGAGACGACTTGCTCTCTATATTAGAAACTGAAGAAGGTAAACGATTCTTCAAGGTATTTCTTCGTGAATGCCACGTTACCAAACCTGTCTTTCATGAAGATGATAGACGGCTTAGAGAAGCTGAAGGCAGACGTAGACTCGCCATGACATTTTTGACTTTAATAGCTGAGGATGATCCTCAGAAATTAATAAACAAATTAGAATTAGAAAATAGTAATGAGTGAAGAAGCACAAGAAGAAGTTAATGGCTTGGGTGCTGGTATAGTGGGAGAACCACAAACAGAAGCACCACCAACGCCAGAGACTGTAGAACAACCACCTCAACAAGAGGTTGGACAAGACGATGCGTACAAACAATTTCTTAGTACGCTCCCTGATGAGATGAAAACTAATCCTGCGTTATTGCAGACAAAAGATTTCACATCATTAGCAGATCAATTTATAAACGCACAGAAAACGATTGGTCGTAAGCGATTAGAAGCTCCGTCCGATGATTGGACAGATGAAAACTGGAATGACTTTTATGGTAAGTTAAGACCAGAGAATGATGAGTATTCCATACCTGAAGAAGTAAAACTACCAGCGGAGTATCCTGCTGATTCAAAAGTACCTGAGTTTGATGATAACACAACACAAGAGCTAGTAGACTTTGCAGGAGAGATGGGCTTATCACAAAGGCAGTTTGACCAACTGTATTCAAAGTGGGCACATCTTACAATGGAAGGCACTCAACTAGGGGAGACTGAATCACAGGACAGACTAAAGAACTACAGAGTCTCTCTTGAAACTGATTGGGGTGATAACTTTGAAAAGAATATTCAGAATAGTAGAGAGTCATTTGGTACTGTCTCGCAAGAGATACCAGAGCTGAATGAGTTAATGCAAGACCCTAACCTAGCAAATCATCCAGGTATACTTAAGTTGTTTAACAAGTTAGGTGGTATGATGGGTGATACATTACCAGCAGGTGGATCTAATATTCCTGGTTCATTTAATAATACTGTACAGGGTATACAATCACAGATACAAGAGATTGATATTGATTATAGCGACTTAATTCTAAGTAATCCATCTCAGTTAAAAACAGGTGATAGACAGAAGCGTCAACAAATATTAGAGAAAAGAGCACAGCTTTATAGTCAATTGTACCCACAGAAGACTTAGTATTGCTTGACATATAGTTCATTATAGGCTATCTAGGAGACACTGGGTAGCCTATTTTTTGGTCCAGTAACAGCTTTGGAAAGCCGTTGGTTGACGTTATAACTAGAAGAGTCCGAAAGGGTAGCTCAACGAAAAACTATTCATTCAAATTCTAATTATATAAACTAATAAAATATTATGGCATTATCAAACGTAGGTACCCAAGGGTACTCATATGATGCAAGCACTAACGCTCATGCTGGGATTAACCTAACAGGTGCTCCAAGTACAGCGGATAACTTCATTGAAAAAGCATACGTTGCCGCTTTCCGAGAAGGCTTTGAACAAGCTTTCCAACAAACGGAATCAAAGTTGCAATCGTATTTCGAAACGGAGTCTCAAACCACCGAGTATCAATATTTTGATCGCATCGGTATTGCTGAGGCTATGCAAGACGCAAACGAGCGTTACGCCCACAATCCAACATCTGATATCGATCACGACAGACGTCGCATCGGTCTTAAAGATTACGAGTTAGGTAAATACATTGATGAGAAAGATCTCAAACGTGTAGCTACTGATCCAATGAATGCTTATACACAAGCATTACTTGCATCTGGTAATCGTAAGATTGATGATATCATCATCGACAAAATCTATGGTTCTGCTTACACAGGTAAGAATGGAACTACTGAGATTAAGTTCGTTGGTGGTGGTAACGCTGCTGTGACTACATCAGGTCTTGAATCTCCTGCTGGTATCATATCTGTAGGTGATGACAAAATCACTGTTGGTACATTGACTACTGGTGCAGGACAAGCTGTCGGTGGTGGTAACTTAATTACTACTACAGGTAAGTTTGTTGTTGATACTAAAGAATCATCTACTACTGACACAGAAGGTTTCTGTATCGGTGGTAACTATGTTGCTTCAGGATCAGCTGCTGCTTCAGGTCTTACACTAGCTAAGCTTCGTGCAGCTCGTATCGCAATGTTGAAACTTAACGCAATCGACCAAGAAGAAACACTTAACTGCTTCGTTACATCTAAACAGATCGATGATCTATTAGGTATTACTGAGGTTGTGAGTTCTGACTTCGCAGTTCGCAAGAGCTTAGAGAGCGGTAACGTTACATCATTCATGGGCTTCAACTTCATCGTTGTTGAACGTCTACCATTAACTGGTGGAACTTCATTCCAAGATGAGCGTCGTTGCTTGGTTGCAGGTAGCAAGTCTCTCAAGATGTCAGTCGGTGAAGGACTTAAAGGCGATATGTGGCGTGACCCATCTCGTAAGAACATTCCATACTTATACTACAAGTTGTGTACAGACGCATCTCGTATGTGGGGTGAGATTACAGGTGAGATTCGTTGCGTAGAGTAATAATCTTAACGTTGTACCTCCTAGCTAAATGCTAGGGGGTACTCCCTTTTAAAATGAGTACAACACCAACAAAACTAAATATCATGAACTCTGCCTTACGGAAGGTAGGGAGTTATCATTTGGAAGCTAGTGATACAACTAGTGCTACATATCAAATTGTACACCAAGCATACTTGGATGCAGTACTTGAAATATTTTCAGAAAACATATTTAACTACAACACAAAGAAGGCTTCGTTAACCGCAGTCAATTCAACACCGACAACAGACACGCAGTATGAGTACTACTATACGTTGCCGAGTGATTATAATTTACTTACATACTTAACTAACAAAGACAACACAGCAGTAGTAACTGACTATACATTCTATGATAATCAGTTACATACAAACGTAAAAGAGTTATGTATGTACTATACTTTCGTTCCTGACTTATCTACAAATGCTACAGGACTTCCTGCATTTTTAAATAGGTTAATGGTTTTACATATAGCACAGGCAATTGCTATTGAGTTGTCTGGTTCTGAGAACAGACATGAGATACTTCATGTTCAGTATGTAAAAGCATTAAGAAGAGCTAGAACTCTTGAAGGAAGACAAGGCAGTGCACAATCATTTATTCACGACGGCAACTCTAGAATCATAGGGACTCATCACACTTATGGCTCGGTATACTAATGTAGCAACTAACTTTTCTGGTGGTTTAATCACCGACAATCTTGTAGGTCGTACTGATCTACCAAGGACTGCTAACTCTTGTCGTAAGTTAGAGAACTTCTTCCCTTCGTTACAAGGACCAGCAGAGTATAGACAAGGGTTTGAAGTTACTACAGTTGACAGTGCGTATGCATCTGAAAACTATGTTAGACAGACAACGGTTATATTAGCGACAGCTAAGAACTATCGTGTTGTGTTTGGTAATTTGTTTTTAAAGATATATGATGCAGAAAGTAACGTATTGAAAGATACAGTTACTACACCATACACAACTAATCAACTAGCTGATCTACGCTTTAGTTCTGAGACTGATGTGTTGTACATAACACACGAACAACACAGACCAAGAAAGCTAACAGCTAATATTAGTTTTGAATTTTTTAATTTAAGATCTGTAGGATTTAACGATGGTGGTACGCCAAATGATTTGTCTGACGATGTTATAAATGATCCACCTACATTTGATAATCTAAGAGCTGCAGATGGACCAGATGCTGACAGCCTACCTGATCAACTACGAGCACAAGTACCTTTGGCTGGTGATGATGATTGGACATTAGCAGAGATAGATACATACATAGAACCTTTCTTAGAAAAAGATACATCTGATATACAGTTAACAGCTACTAAGGGACAAGAGATTGTTAAACTAGAAAAGCAAGGTGCGTTTACTGTTATCAAATCAGATTGGGATGGTGGTACTGCAAATCAGTTTTCGCAAGACTGGTATGTTGAGTATGATGTTGGTGGTGTTACAGTAGCTGGTAAAGTTATAGCATCTGCTACAGGTATCTATGCTAATGATGTACAACCACCAACAAATGATTGTGTGTATGTAGATGCTTTTGATTTTGTTACAGATATTAAAGATGCAAGTGCATTGCTACAGTTAATTGATAACACAGGTGATGATGCTAGATATATAAAAGATGGTGTGCCTAATGGTGATATACATTTAAGATCAGACACAACAGTTCTTGATGGTTCTCAACATGGTTCATACATAAGAGTACATCCAGACAGAGCATTTGAATTCGATGTAACTGGTACGACTAGAACAACGACACGTTGGGTAAAAGTAAAAAGATTTCTAGGAACAGAGACACACCCTGTAAATTTCATATACGGCAATAACGTGTTTACTGGTCAAGAGTTTTACCAGTATGGTAATGTTTACAAGTCATATGGTAATGGAACTGTCGTAGTTAGGGACGCTAATGACACCGCTACTGCCGATGTAACTAATGGTGGTCAGAGGACTTTTACTTGGACTGGTGGTAACTTTAACGGTGCAAGTGCTTTAAATGCTAGTTCTGTTGTAGGTGATTTGTCTTTAGGTATTGCAATGCTTGTTCATGAGATAGACACTACTGCAGCTGTTGTTGAGTCTTATGACGCAGGAACAAGCTCAGGTAATCTTATCTCAGCAGGAGCTAATGTAGCTGTGACTGAGATAGCAAACAATGTACTAATTACTGCTACAGGGACAAACGCTAGTACATTCTTTTTAGAAAATGGTCTTGGTAGGTATTATAAACTAGATTACCCTGATGGTGTGTGTTACTGTAAAGTGGTAAGTGGTTTTGGTAATAACGTAGAAGCAACAATCAGAACTCCAGTACCTAGAAACCAAACAACTGGTGAGTTTCAGAATGCTGGTGTTGCTATGTCTTTTAGCGAAGGAGCTTGGTATAACAACAATTACCCAAAAGAAGTAGCTAAGTTTGAAAGACGTAGAATATATGGTGGTACACCAACAAATCCTAATTATATATTCTTTAGTAAGGTAGATGATGAAACAGACTTTGCACCAACAGAAGCTGACAAACAAGTATTAGACACTAACGGTATATCATATGCACTGAGTAATGTTAACTCATCTATTCGTTGGATGTTAGCAGCTAAGGAGCTAGTTGTTGGAACTAGTCGTGGTATATTTAGGGTTATACCGAATCAATTTGAGTTTTCTATTAGTCCTAAAACAATTCGTATTGAGTTAGTTGATGAGGTTAATTGTAAGGGTGAAGCTCACATGATTGGTACATCTATATTCTTTCCTGATGAGTCAGACACAAAGATTATGGAGTACAAGTATGATGGACAGATACAATCATCAAACGCTAACGACCTATCTAAATTTATATACCCAACATTTATTGAGGATCAGATTAAACGTATTACTGTTCAAGAGAACCCACAACCTAGAATCTGGGTACTGACTGAAGGTGGTTTAGTGTACATACTTAGTTATCAGAGACAGGAAGAATACTATGCTTGGTCTAAATTAGATCACGGTACTCTTATAGAAGACATTACATGTGTAAGAGAGGGGTACGCATCTGGTAACGACAAGGTTGTTATTGCAACTAGAGAAAATACATCCTTGCAATTTGAAACACTGTTTTCACCTAAGAATTCAACAGCAGAACCAACAGAGTATCTTGACGGATCATTTACACACACAGTTACAGATATATCTACTACAATATCAAGCGGTACCTTAACTATTACATTAGGTTCAACAAACAATTACAATAATGGACAGTCATTGTCTGTTGTAGCTAATGGAGTTTACTACGGAGAGCATTCACTAAGTAAGCCATCAGGTAATGGTACAATAACTATAGCAAGTTGGTCTGGTCCAACAACTGGTGCTGTAACTTTTGTAATTGGTAGAAAGTACACAGGTACAGTACAACCAATGTATCCTACATGGGATGGTGCAAGTAAACCTGCGTTCGGTGCAGATGAGATAAGAGTTATATCTACTAAGTTACATGTTATCAAAACAAGCAAATTTAAATTAGGTATAGGTGGTTTGTTTGAAACGATAACACTACCATCTACAAACTACACAGGGTTTGATAAAGAAAGACCAGTCGTAGGTTCTACGTTTGGAGTTGACAGAATACCAGAGATAAAACAAGATGAGCCTGCAAGCATGACGCTAACAGCAATAGTAACTAAAACAGATTTGACAGGATAATGGAGGTAGCACTATTAAGTAAACTAGCATTTGGGGCAAGTATGTTGTCAGGTGTTACTGGTTATATGGGAGCTAAAGCCCAAGCAGATCAACTAGATGCTAACGCTGAAGCTGTGTTGGACAAGTCTGAAGTAGATGCAATTACTCATCAAAGAAAGATTCAAGATGAAACTCAACAAATTGCTTTTCAAAAGTCTTTAATTGAGTACAATAAGAATCAAGAGTTGTCGTTGTTTACATCAGAAATACAGGGCTACGAGGATAGTTTTGAAGAGGAGCTAGCTAAGGGTTATAACACAATGGGTTATGGAGGCACTTTTACAGCTGTGTTGGATGCAGCTGAGATGAAAGCTAATAAAAAACTTCAAACACTTTACACTGAAAAATATGATGAGTTTTTGTCTTTGGATATGCAATCTGATGAGTATGACAGACAGATGTTAAGTATAACAGAAATAGGTAAATCTGAAACAGCTATGATAAGACACACTGGATCTATACAAGCTTTACAATTACAACAACAAGCAGATAATACAAAACTAGCTGGTAAGTCAGCAATGCTTGGAACTTTTGCATCAGCAGCAATGGGTTACGCAATGATAAGTTAATATGGCAATTAAAGTTACAACAAGATCTACCGCCTCAACACAAGAAGCACCTTTAGAAGCGTTTGGTTATAATCGAAACAGGGTTGACACAGCTTATCAAGCTGCTTCTCAAGCACTTGGTAATGTAGGTCAGAATCTGAATAAACTTGCTCAACATCAAGTGCAAAAAAATGCTGAGCTTGCTAGATTGAAAGCTAAAGCTGATGCTGAAGTAGCGAAAAGACAAGAAGCGGCTGATAAGGTTGTTGTTGATACAGGTTACCATAATTACTCTGATAGGTTAAAACAAGCAGAAGCAAATCACCTTATTACTTTACAAGGTGGTACTGTTAGAGATACAGATGGTAATGAGTTAGATACTTCAGCTGCCTTACAGGAGCTTGACCCAACACAAGCAGGGTTCTCTTTTGCTGGTCAGGATGATTTGTTTAATCCTAACATGTACTTTTTGGAAGGTAAGACAGCGGATGCGACAACTGCATATAGAGACTCATTAAGAAAGTTAGATTTAGAAAAAGCTGACATAAGAATACGGAAACAGATTGATGCTTTGGACATAAATGCAAGGACACTTCTTGCAAATGCAAAAAATAAGTATGCAGGTAAGGTTTTTGATGCAGAAACATACCAAAGTTTAGTTAGTGCTGTAATTGCTTTTGGTGATACAGATTTAAAAAGTCGTATTAGTGAAAGAGGTCAAAGCGTAGTTAATACTAGAGCACAGGCATTGATGGAAGAAATCCATACTTGGCAGATGGGTAATGCTACAACTGAACAAGACATTGATAATATTAATGCTGCGTATAATCAAGCTGTATCTCAGTATATTTTTTTAAATCCAGCAAAACAAACAGTAGCTAATAAGAAAAAGAACTCTAAAGAAGATTTATATAAAGGTAGGTTTTCTAATCTACAGACACAAGCAAAAAACAGTCTTCAACAAAACACATCACTTGTTAGAGGTGTTCTAAACACTTCTCCTACAGATGTAGTAAGATTACAAGATACATTTGACTCCGTACAAGTTTTAAAAGAGTTAGTTGATGTACATAATACACCAGACTTTAAAAAAAGAGATTTATCATTGTTAAATGATTCTCAATTACAATCAGCAGAAGAAGCCATAGCATTTGGTACTTTCATGTATGAAATAGATGAAGTCACTAAACTTCCTAGAGCAACTAAAGATATTTTAGATGAGGTGAAAAACCTTACACTTGTAAAAGACTATGTGCTATCAGAAACTGTAGCTGAGGACTTACCACAAACTGGTGATAATAAAAACGCCTATGTTAGTTGGAGAAAAAACAAAGCCAAGTTTATATCGGAAGGTTTAGCTGAAGGTAATTTAAATGTTTTAAATGTCATAACATCAAATCCAGAAAGACAAGAAACAATTTACACTGCTCTTGGTTATCTACCAGAAGACTTTATAAACATACCTGTAGGTGAGTTTAATATAGATGATGTTGAATCTTCTGCTACATTTATCTCAGCAAAAGTTGCTAACAACCAACGAGGGTCAGTTTTCAGTAACGGTTATAGTATAATGAGAGCCCCTAACGCATCTAAAGAAGATATATTAGAAGGTTTTGTTACATCTCTAGCAGCTATTGATTCAGAAACAACTCAAGATAGTATATTTAGACTCACAGAAACTGTTATAAATCTAGAACAAAGATCTAGTAAATATGGTAGCATTCCTAAAGGTATTAGAGATAGGATAGAAGATTTAGAAGTTCTAACTATGTTAGATGATTTATCTGAACAAGCTTTTTCGGATGAGAATAATTCTGAACTCTCAAATATGTGGGGTAGAATTAAACAAGGTCTTATTGTTCAAGCATATGATCTTATGCAAAAAGATTTAGGTGGTCTTGAAGAAAGGTATGAGGAAGCTAAGCAGAAAGCTAAAAACAAAGGTGAGAAAGTCGCTGAGTTTAATATGCCTGAGTTTGATAGTTACTTAAGAAAAGAGTTAAGAAGCACAATGAACACAGAACTGTTTACAAAGATTGGTTTTGTTTCTAAATCAAGTGAGTTTAACACAGATGTGTACATACACCCTAAACTGTACAGAACAGCAGTAAACACTGATGTAATGAACATGGCACCTGGGATGTGGAAAAACATAGTTACTAGTGATTTTATTCAAGGTATTGAGCAAGGTTGGGCTAATATGTTTAGTAATGAGCCTTACAAGGCATTACTTCCTGATGTAACAGATAGGATGTTTGAGGTTAATATTAGGCACATTGTTAATGACGATGTTAATAAGTTAAAAGAATATTTGACACCAACACTAATTCAAATAGCAGCATCAGCCCCTGAGTTAAAAGGTCTTCCTAAAACAAGTATTTTCAGAAACAATACAAAAGAGCAAGCACAAACATGGGTAGATAAGTTTGATGATTTAGATGATGAGGACTTAATGGAATACTTATCTGAAGCAACTATTGCTACAGCAGGAGGTTTGGAAATACCTGCGTTTAGGTTTAGTAAAGTTTCAAGTTATGGTGGAGTAGATGGTGTTCTTTGGGAAGTTGCTAGACCAAACGGTGACTATGAACCAGTAGCTCTACCAGTTGAAGGTAAGGCAAACATACCATATATCATACCATTTTCTTCTCAAGAAGAGATAATCACAGAAGAAGGTTTATTAATATCTAGAGAGCCTGTTGATATAGACATTGTAGTTCCAGGTATGGGACCAGGACTAACTAGACAACCAATACAAAGAAAATCAGACTTTAGAGTAGACGTTTTAGGTGAATTATACTAATGGCTTTTGTTAAAATAGTAAATCAGGATAAACTAAATATTGTATCAAGTGCCACTAATGTTGCTGATCAAATAGGTGCGTATGCAACTAGAGGTATGAGTGCAGATGCATCTCTTGATAAAGCATTTGATGACATACGAGGAGCTTGGGGTGGTGGTGTAGGACACTGGGCACAAGGAGAAGCTGACAGAGAAGCAGGCGTACCACTTGTAACACAGGAGTTTGCAGACGACATCTCACAAAAGTATGGTATTAAGTTAGATATAGGTAAAGGTGAGACAGTGGGTCAGTACTTATTTAGGCTTGATAGGATGTTACAAGATGGCGTTAACCAAGCACGAATAAGTAGAGAGTTTCCTGTAACTAATTTTATATCATCATTACCTGCACAGTTTCAGGAACCAAGTAACTATTTTCCTGTTAGTTTAGCCTTGAGAACAGCTTTAACTCCATTGAGAGTATTGAGAGCATCTAAGAAAATAAACAAAACAGCTGCCGCAATAAATAGAGGTCAGCGATTTAAAGCTGCTTTGTATGGTGGTAGAGATTTACTTCGTGATAATTTAGTATTTAACACACTAGTACAACCTTTGTACACTGCTGACAGACAGCGAATGGGTCAGGAGACTAGCTTAGGTGAATCTATATATGAGGTTGGAATGAGCTCTATCGTTGGAACAGGTTTGTTTCTACCTATTGTTACAGGTTTGAATGTTAGGGCTGCAAATATAAATTTAAAGAACGCACAAACATTCCAAGATGTTTACAGTTTTATGAACACAGGGCAGTTTGAAAAAGCTGCGTCTGTTGCGTATGCATCTAGCCCACAGTTTAGAAAAGCTGTTAAACGTGCTGATGAGTTTTCTGATTTTGTTGATGACGCAATTAAGACAGATGGTGTTTTAAGATTATCTAACCTTGATCCACAACAAGTGGAAACACTCAAGGGTATCTTAAATAGTCATATGGAATCTTCTCTTCAATCAGCTGTTACAAATAAAATAACAGATGAGATTGTAGAGAATCTTAAAGAAGACTCTGAGTTACCTATACAACAAAAGAGTGAGAAGTATAAACAAATGTTTTCTAATGTTTATACTGCAATCAAACGTAAAAACACACAGGGTTTAACACCTAAAGAAATAGAGATTGTAAACAGCATTGTTAAGGATTCTGATGACTTACATGTATTTAAGGATGAAGATGGACAAGAGCGTATAGGTTCTGCTTTTGATTTAGATGCACAACTAAGGGCTGATACTTTTGCACAAACTATATATGACTTATTTAGAAAATACAAAACAACTAGTTTACAAGATTTAGTTGATAGTGGAGTTATGACACAACCCCAAAGAATTAAGTTTTTAAGAAAATTTAATAAGGTTTATAAGAAGGGTTATGCAAAAGAGATAGCAGTAGCTAGTCGTGTTATTGACGAAGTCTTTGGTGGTAGCTTTACATTCAAGAAGGCACAAGATAAAAACGAAATGGCTTTTGGTTTTTATCGAAGAGAAAGTGCTACTCGTGCAGAAAAAGAGACGTTGTACTTAAACCGTATGGATTTCATAACAGGTGCAAACCAATCTCCATTTAGTATATTGTTTCATGAAGCTATGCACGCTTTGCAGGTACGAGATAAAGATTCGTACAATCAGATTGAAAACATAATTTTTGAACATCCAAAACTAAGAGAACAAATAGATGCAATGACAGAGTCTAGGGGTTACACAGGAATGAGTATACCTTTTGAACGAGTGCCTGCATTGATAGAGTGGGCGATAACAACACCAGAGTTTTGGGCTGAGTTAAATAAAAGTAATAAAGCTTTGTTTACTAAGATGAAGTACGCTATTCAAAAACTAGTATCTGAGATGCAGATAAAATATTTTGAAGGTGCTCGATCAAAGTATGTATCTGATGATATACTACCCACGATTCTTGAACCAGGTACAACACCTGGACAGTTAGCAACAAAGATTGGTGAAATCATAAACAACTCAAAAAGTAAAGTTGGTAACAAACATTGGTTGGCGAATGCTAAGGAGAGACATAGAGGTAATATGCGTAGGCTGACAGTTACTGAGGCAGATGCTACACCTGATACAGTAAGTAACTTTATTAGACAGTATGCTGGAAAGAGTTTAGATGCTGTTGATAGTTTAACAGATAAAGCTTTTCTTGAGGGGTTAGCAGAAGATTTAGGACAATACATACCACCAGAGTCTTTTTCTAAAGGTGGTCCAGCAGAGTTTCTTAGAGAGCTGTTTAAATTTAGAGATGAGACTAATCTTGACGTAGATCCTGATTCAACTGAGATGATTTCATTCTCTGAGTTTAAAGCAACTATTAGAGAGAAGTTAGCTTTTTATGAGGAGGATGGAAGTTTGACTGATGTCTTTAGTGAGCAGGAGTATACACGTTTGTATGACATTGCTCGTGATGCTTATAGAGATTCAACTCTAGGTATTAAGAATCTTAAAAACATTGAGTTAAAAAGAGAGTTGTTAAAGAATGACCCTGAAGAAATACAAAACCGTATAGGTGCTTTCTACTTTCATAAGTTTGTAAAAGAGATACGAAATATCTCAAAGGAGCACAAGATCACTAAACTAATGAAAGAAGAGTTAGGTGGTGCTTCAACTGTTACTGATCAGATAAGATGGTTAAGAAGTTACCTTGATGGTAGGGATCGTAGTGCTAGAACAGGTAGAGCTGGACTAGAGCATCACATGATTGCAGATGGTCAGCAAACTGTTGTACCTTTGATGGATGTTTTGTTAAAGCACAACTTGGTTGAAATATTTCTACCTGAACAGGGTTTGTCATTCTTAAGAGCTTTTAGAAACAGAGATTCGTCAAAGACATGGAAGATGTTTGGCAAGAACCGCAAGGCTCAAAGCAAAGAATTTTTTAGACAGTTACATGAAGGTCTTATTAAACGAGAACTACCTGATAACTGGCAGGGTGTAGAAGCGTTAGAAGAATTATTCAGTGTGCTTCAAGCTATTGAGGTAAAGACTTTAGCAGATCTTAATAAAGCAGGTTTGGACATTAGACAGCTTTCAGACTTTGGTGGTATAACACAGAAGTGGGATTCAGATATTATCTATAACATGGGCTACGATGAGTTCTATTTGTTAATGGATAAGTATATGGACAAAGATGATACTGCTAGTAGAATGGCTAACATTCTTATTGATGCAGACGGTAATGAGGTTGCTTGGACTTTTGATAGGTTTATGGAACAATGGTATGACAGTCTTGATCCTAATAAAAAGACTGGTGATAACGTACAGTTGTTGGATTTGGGTGATGCTTTTGGTTCTAGAAATGTGGCAATATTACCAGAGTTTGCTACAGATGCGGCATTACAATTTAGTGGTTATGAATCTATTGGTCACCTTATGATTGCACAAATGCAACGTAGAGGTGCGTTGGCTGCTATGACAGATATCGCAGGTTCTAGACCAAGCGAGTCTTTAAAACGTTTAGTCGAAAACATTGGGTCTCAGAATCCTCGTAGAATGAGTCAAAAGGATTTGTATCTGAAGACTGTGGATAAGATTACAGGTTTATTAGATAACCCAGTAGACGCTACTATGGGTGCATACACAAACAGAGCTATGCGTTATTCTAATGTCGTGTTCTTGTCTGGGTCAGGTATTACATCGTTAACAGATATACCTAATGCAATAGCTACACTAGATGTTATGGGTATATCAACTAGACAGTACATTAATGAC